CTGCCAGCTTCTCAGCCACGATCCGGTGATGCCGCCCGGCAATGAACCCCGGCCACACGGCGCTAACAAAGGGAAGGAAGTTCTCGCGGGCCTGCTTTGCCTGCTCCAACTGTCCAAGCCTGCTGTAGAGCTTTGCAAGCTTTTTCAGACTATCTTCGTCCATCTTCGGCTGGATGGCCATGGTCATTGGTCCGTTAGCAACTCAGGGAGGAAGTTACCCGCCGAGGGGTGGCGATTTGATATGCCGCCACGGACCAAGGGCGGAGGTGGGTAACGTAACATGGGTCATGGTCCGTGGTCCAAGGATCCTAGAGATTTTTATTATAGCACGGGGGTCCGGGGATCCTAGACCTTAATTTGACAATTGGGGGGTCGGATATTTTTAAGTTGCTCACATTCCGGGAAAAATCGGGTTTTCAGGCGGCCCGCGTAGCCCGCGCCCTCGCATAGGGGGGTGCCGGTCCGACGGATCGCGCGCCCCAGACCCGGTTGACCCCAAGGGACCCAGAATGGGTCATGGGCGACGGATTGGGTTATGTGGTCTATGTTCTCATGTTGACTATTGTCATTTTGTTTGCTATCGTGCAAACACGGTTGTACGATTGGACCGTTCCAAAAAAACCAGTCGCATCAGAAAGGACTAAGCCATGTTCAAAGTTGCGAAACCCTGCGCCTGCGGATCGGGCGAAACCCGCCGCGAACTGATCGACGCGCGCGGCATATTCTGCACCTTTGTTTGCGACGTGTGCGAGGATGAGAAGCGCGCGCAGTATCGCGCCGACATATTCGAAGACGACGACTATTGGACTGACGAGCCTGTCGAGCCTGAAGGCCGCGCGGTCCGCGACGGCACATGGTGAAAGGTCGAAACCGGGCGCAGTCGCGCCCGGTCCAGCCGTGAGGCGGCTGCTGATGAGACCATCAGGGAACGTATAGAAAGGGTCTGAACATGACTGAAGCATACAGCAAAGCAGTGATCGGTTTCGCCGGATTGGTCGACGCAATCACAGCCCTTGAGGCGGAACTGAAGGCAACGAAGTTGCTGACGGAAACCCTGCGGGAGCAGATCCGCTACTTAGAGAACACACAAGAGCATCACAAGGGCGTGCTAGAAGACCTGACCGCGAACGGTCTGCCAGAGAATCGGTTCGACCGGGTTGAGGAGCGGGTTCGCGAACTTGAGGAGAACATGCTGACCGACAGCGACCTTGAGGACAAGGTCGCGGACCTGATCGACAGCAAGGTCGAAGACGCGGTCGAGTCGGCACTGGCCGGGCGCGAAGTTGAATTTGACCTGCGCGGCACGGTCACACTCTGACGCAATCGCTCCCGGTCGAAAGGCCGGGAGCACTTTCGAGAAAGGAAAGCACCATGGACTATGCAGCAATCGTCGACCAGTTGGGCGCGCTCAAGGCGCAGATATCGGCTCTGACTGAACAAGAGAGCGCGCTCAAAAAGGCCTTAAGCGAGTCGGGTTTCGCGGAGATCAATGGCGAACTATTCCGCGCGACCGTGACATGGACCGAGCGCGAGACCCTGAACGCTGACGCAGTCCGGGCAATCCTGACGCCCGATCAGGTCCGGGTCTGCACGCGCGTGACCGAGATTATGGCGGTCCGCGTGGTCGCGAGAAAAAGGTCGGCCGCGTGACCGCAGCCGAAAGCATTATGAGCCCCGGCCAACGGCCGGGGTTTCTTTTTGTCGGCAGGTCTTAAATTGCATCAAAGGTCCGCGCGAAAGGCCGCGCGTCGGCAGATATTAAATTGCATCAAAGGTCCGCGCGAAAGGCCGCGCGAAAAAGAAAAATTGCGGTTGACTATGTTTATTGTTGCCTATATTCTCTAGGGGCTCGAATCAGAAAGGAGAGCGAACATGGACGGTTTAGATAGCTACATCGTAAAGCATGGCGACGGGGTCTCGGCCTTTATCGGGCGCGACGCAACCCGCCTCATGCACGCGCGCACTGTTTATCTTGCACTGCGCGCTTGCAAAGCAGGGATGCGCCTCACGCGCACAGCAACCCCGACGCGGTCGTTTGAACTTGCCCGACAGATCACAGGTAAGACCTATAAGCGCGGCCAATATGACGCGGCCATGGCCGATGTCCGCGCATGGATTCTGGCAATGGAATCAGCCCTCCCGGTTATCGACCGCAGCAAAGGAGAGAAAGCATGAGCACGCGCCCCCTTTACCTTATCGCCCGCGAGATCAGCGCCGACTGGAAAAAACCCTATTTCGGCGCAGTCCCTTACCTGCAAGCCATGGCCACCTTGAACGACATCCGCGAGGATTACATTCACGACAGTGGCAAGAGCATCGTGCTCTATTTCCTGTCCAATGCGACGACGTGGCGAGGCGAGACCGCCCGGCGCGTGAAAGCCGAACTTAAAGAACTCTGCAAGGCCGCGTAAGATGCGCGGCCCAAGGCCCTTAGGCCCCTTACGAAGCAGCCCCCGGATCTTGGTCCGGGGGTTTTCTTTACCGTGTTGTTTTTAATTGCATCAAAGGCCCGCGCGACAGCCCGCGCGCGACGGCCGGGCGAGGGTTTTAATTGCATCTAAGGCCCGCGCGACAGCCCGCGAAAAATTGCGTGGGCTTATGTTTTTATGTTGCTATGTTTCCCGAATCATGTTAGGGTCGATTCGTTCATCAAGCCGATCAGAAAGGGCTCGAACCATGATCAAGACTGCACGCGATATGCGCAACGCGCTCCGCCTCAAAAAATTCTCCGGCGTCATACTTTACGAAGGCCCTTCGCTACTAGACGGCCGTCCAATTGTCGTGATCGCGAATCGAATCACGACGGCCAGCAATAACGTCAAGACTGGTGCAATGGTCCAGACTTTTATTCTCGCGGCCGACGTCGATCCGATCACGGCCCTAAAGACCGGGCAAGACGCGGCCGTTTGCGGCGACTGCATTCATAGGCCCGCGAACGACGGATCTTGCTATGTGCAGGTCGGCCGCAGCGTTGCCAGTGTTTTTGGCGCGTATAAACGCGGCCGCTATGCCCGACCAGGCGTTGACTATGATCCGAAGATCATTCCAGACTTGTTCGCCGGTCTCACATTCCGCGCGGGCACCTATGGCGACCCGACGGCGGCACCGTTCCAAGTTTGGCGCGCGTCGACCCTAAAGGTCTCGGCCGTGAATGGTTATTCGCACCAGTGGAAACAAGCGCGCTTCGCCGCGTTCCGTCTGCTCTGCATGGCGAGCGTCGATAGTGAAGCCGAAGCCGAAGCAGCCCGCGCGCTTGGCTGGCGCACATTCCGAGTCAAGACGGCCGACGCGCCCAAGATCCGAGGCGAAGTAACCTGCCCGGCGTCTAAAGAAGCCGGACAGAAAACGACATGCGAAGACTGCCGCGCGTGCGGAGGCAATTCGGCCAAGGCCCGCGCGGGTATCGTGATCGACAGCCACGGCCCGACGGCCAAGCGTTTCGTGGGGGCGTGACCATGACGGGACAAGTCTCGACTAAGAACACTGGCTTGCGGGGCGTTATGCGCTCCGCGGCTTTCGTGCGCGGTTTCTACGAGGCCCGCGCCAACGTGCCAATGGATTACGACGCCTATCAAGAGCTAGGCCAAACAAACACGCGCTGGGCGTATGAGCGCGGCCGATTGTTCGGGCTCTTGTTCCAAGGCCCGCTAAAGCACGGCCACCGGGTGAGCCCGACGGCCGTTTACGAAATGAAAGCAGCCTATAGCCGAGGCTGGGTGAGATAAGACCAGCCGCGATTTAATTGCAGCAAAGGCCCGCGATACAACCCTCGGTTGCAAGACCGGGGGTTTTTCTTTGCCAGTTTTTCAGAAAGCCCCCTTTTCCGGCGGGCTGGCAATTGGACCAAAGGCCCGCGCGATCTAAGGCCCGCGATACAACCTATGGTTGTGCAGGTTCAATTGGATCAAAGGCCCGCGCGGCCGCGAAATCAAGGAACATGGACCACGAATCGTAGGGATTGCGGTATCTGATTACCAGATCGGGCTCGATTTTGCCCTCGGAATCGTCCCAAAGGTCCGCGATCCGTGAACCACTGTATATTTTCACAGTCTCTGTCTGTGGATGGCTGACCAAGTTCCACACGCATAGGTTGTGCTTTGATCTCGCGGTTTGCCAAGCAATCTGCGCTGGCCTCCAAAGCCCGGCTGTTTTGTAGGACTTGGTTTTGCAGACCTTTAGCTCGCACCAGATTTCGATGCCCCGTAATCGCCCAGAAACGACCCTCTGATAGGCTCCATTGATGTCTGGTATACCCGCCCCTACCCTCGCCTCAATACGGGTCCAGTGGACCTCCTTGTCCGTCTTAGACTTGAGGTGTTTCCAAAGCGCAGTTTCTGTATTCATTCGTCAAGCTCCGCTTCCAGACGCTGCCGCTCTTCCTCGCTGACGAAGTCGGGCAGGTCGTCCGGGTTCCGGCTGGCTGCAACCATGTCGAGCGTGGGCGTCGTCTGTTCGATCAAGATTGGGAACTGGGTCTGAAGCTTGGCGATCTCGGCCAGCACTTCCTCCCGGCTCATCTGGTCGATCTTGCCCACCAAGATTTCGCTGCGGCTGATGTACAGACCAGCCACCTGACCTCGGCTTTTCTCGGCTGCGACCGCTGCGGTGTAATTGCCTTTCTCCAGAGCCATGTCCCTGATCTTGGCAAGTTGCCGAACGTGGCCATCAAAGCTGACCTCGTACTTCTTGGAAAGTTCTTCCTTGATCTCGGCAATGCGAACAAGGATGTGGGGATAGTCACGGCCGTTCAGGAAGCGCGATGCTGCCCATGCTGCCGTGCCCTCGCCATAACCTGCCAGTCTCGCCGCCTCGGTCCGGGTCACGTCCTCGGTGGCATATATCCGACAGAACTTTTCTTGCTTCTCGGTGAGGCCCTTTTCCTTTTTAGGGTTCACCACGACATCAAGCTTGGGCTTGTGGGTTGTCTTGGCTCGCGCCATGCGGACGTCCTCCTTCTTCAGGCGTGCCGATTTGCCCTAAAGAGAACCACAGGTTACGGGGTGGTTCAAGGGTTAAACTCTGCTAACCCATTGAAGTTAGGAGGTTCAAGGGTTGAAGTCGATTTTAAGCAAAAAGGGTCCGCAGGTCCGCTTCATAGGGGGAAAAGTAAGTAAGTATAAACTTATACTCACAGTATTTACCATAAGCATTTACTTACACAGTTACCGCGCGCGCGGCCGGAAAAGATCGATTTCAAAACAACCCTTGAACCCCCATAACCCTGCTAACCATAGGCCTTCAACCCTTGAACCACCCCTGAACTTTGCCCCTTCTTATAGGCAAAACTTCTGCTCCAAGGACCAAGGTCCACGCTCCCTATATTCCTTGCTGTTGACATTGCTCCCTGTGTATGCCACCTTGCTCCCCTCTCATCCGAGAGCGTCACAGAAAGGACGACCCATGACACAGTCTGCCACCTCCTACCAAACCCTTTGCCAGTTGGATGACTTGTTCGAGAAGGACGACTTCCACGGGGCTTGCCGCCTGTTCAACGCCATCGACGACGATGACGTCATCGAGGCCGTGCTGCGCTGCTATCCAAACCTGATCAAGTTTGACGCCAAGGGCAATTACATCGGCCCGGTGGCCAATGAGAATGGATGGACGCCATGACCCCATCATTTGATGATCTGGAAGCCTTCCTCACCGCGCTTCTCAACGCCTTGGACGATGTGACGCGCGACGTCGAGAAGTATGGCCTCTATGACCCCAAGCACCATGACGCCCCTTGGTGGCCGGACAGCGCCAAGGAAGCACGCGACCTCCTGATCCGTATCGAGAAAGGGTACGACCAATGAAAGCCTTCCGCATCACCGTGCAACGCACCGTCTATGAACAGA